ATGCCTCCCAAGCAGCGCGCCCAGACACCGAGTGGAACCGGTGATTCCTCGGGAACGCGCTGCACTGCCCTCGCCACTAGCGGGAATCGGTGCCGTCGCAAGGCGATGCCCGGTCTAACGGTGTGCAGGTCCCACGGTGGAGGCACCGCTGCCAGCATCCGGGCAAGCAAGCGCGCCGACGTCAGCCAGAAGGCCGCGAAGCTATGGGGCATCAGCTCGGATGCTGGCAGCATCTCTGTCAAGGAAGAGCTTGAGCGGCTGGCCCGGAACAAGCTCACTGACGTCACAGCGCTCCGAATAGAGCTTGGGGAGAACCCCGAAGCCCATTATGGCCTCCTGGTTGACAGCCGGGAGGTCACTGATTCAGATGTCAACGGCCGGACTGTCAAGGTGGGCAAGAAGGCAGGCGTCCATCCGCTGGTGCAGGAGCTGCACAAGGCGGAGAATGAACTTGTGGCCATCCTGCGTCTGCTGCAGGAGGTCAGCGGTGGAACCGAAGAACTGGATGTCCGCCGCATCCGTCTGCAGACCGCTCGTGAAGCTGCCCGTCTGCTCAAGGCGTTCCCTGGTATCTCCGTTGACGAGGTAGCTGCGGAGGTGAGCAAGCGTGCTTGACTCGTTTGTCCAGGAAGACGCCCCCGCTTGGGTGGATCACGATGCGTTCACGTTCGAGGATGTCGAAGCCGACTTCTCCGTGTTCTGCAAGGCCAGCGGCATCCGTAACTCGCCTCTTACTGAGGTCCTGACTGCGTCAATGGATCCAGAAGCGCTGGACTCACCTCTGGGCTGTGTGGCCTACAGTACCCCTCCTCAGGAAGGGAAGACGACCTGGATCGTTCACTGGATAGCGTGGCAGCTCATCCGGAACCCGTGGCTCAAGGTGGTCTACGCGACGTACAGCCAGTCACGCGCCAACGCGGTCTCCCGCCAGGTTCGCGGGCTGGTAAGCGCATGGACTCCGCTCAAGGCAGGCTCATCCAATGTGCAGCGCTGGGAGACCGCCGAAGGTGGAGGACTGCTGGCTGCTGGCCGTGGCTCGGCGATGACTGGTTTCCGATCCGACCTCACGGTCATTGATGACCCGATCAAGGACATGCAAGAAGCCCAGTCCGAGACCATCCGTGAGCAGACCGTGGAGTGGTTCAGCTCCGTGGTGCTTACCCGAATGAGCAACCTGAGCCAGATCGTGGTCATCTGCACGCGCTGGCACAAGGACGACCTCATCGCCCACGTCGTGAAGGCGCTGGACGCTGAGTACATCAACATCCCCGCCCAGGCCACACACGAAGACGACGTATTGGGTCGCTCGGTCGGGGAGTGGCTTCCGTCGGTGCAGAACCGGACGAACAAGTCCTGGCAGCTTATCAAGAACGCTGTCGGAACCTACGTCTGGCAGGCACTCTATCAAGGTGACCCCCAGGTGACCGGCGGAAGCCTTATCAACGCTGACAAGATTGACGTCCTGCCCTGGGACCAGGTGGTCTGGAAGGACGACAGGGGCTTCATGCAGACGCTGGAGCGTGCGCTGGTTATCCAGTCCTGGGACCTCACCTTCGGCACGGTGTCCAAGGCCAAGGGGCGCAAGGCGAACAGCGGGGACTATGTGGCCGGACACGTCTACGCCATTGTCGGCCAGAAGTGGATTCTTATCGACCGGGTCCATGGGCGCTTCACCTTCACCGAGACCGTGAAGCAGGTGCTCATGATGTCGGCCCGCTGGCCCCAGACCAGCCGGATCTACGTGGAGAAGGCAGCGAACGGGGCTGCACTGCTGGACACCCTGCGCAAGCGGGCAGCCCTTATCCGGCCGGTGTCCCCCCAGGGCAGCAAGGAGGTCAGGGCGCTGGCCGTGCAGCCCACGGTGGACGCGGGGAACGTTGCCGTGCTGGACACGGTGTACGACGAGAGCATGTTCCAGGAGTTCCGCGACTTCCCCTTCGGTGCCCACGATGACGACGTGGATGCCTTCACGCAAGCCCTGAACAATGGCAAGGCCGATTACTTCAAGATGGGATCCTGACCATGACCGACATGACCAAGCTGCAGACGTTCCTCCTCAACCGGGACACCCCCACGTTCTCGGCGTACTACAACGGGAAGATGTCCTACGCGCTGCACGGCAAGGAGTGGGAGAAGTACGTCAGCGAGGCCTTCCCCAACCTGAAGGACCAGCAGACCAGCGAGAACATCTTCAAGGCGGTCATTGACCTGTACGCGGAGAACCTGGTGCCGGTGCCCGACGAGCTGCGGGGCTTCAGCAACATCCTGGTCCCGCTGCTCAGCCGGGGCGAGGCCCCTGTCGTGGTGCTGGCCGATGGGACGGTGTCGTTCCCGGAGCACTACGAGATCATGAGCGACGGCAAGTTCACCGTCACGGCCATCTTCACCCGCGACCTGGAGCAGATGACCGACAACGTCACCTTCGTGAACAGCAGCGGCGAGACCCACCTGTACCGGAAGGACGTACCGGCGGACTTCGCCCCGGCCGACAAGCAGGGATACCAGTTCGTGGAGGAGACCCACGGCAACGAGCTGTTCCGCTTCGCCCTGGACGACAAGGGCTTCGGGGCAAGCATGGCAGCCCTGCAGGACCGGGCCAACCACTCCATCCTGGACCAGACGGTCATCGCCGAGATGTATGCGCGCCCCTTCTGGTACTTGCTCAACGTGGAGCTGCCCCCGACGAACCCCTACCTGCCCAGCCAGCCCGAAGGCAGCCCGGAGCTCAAGGAGCAGAAGACCAAGGGTGCCGGGGGGCGCATCTTCACCACCAGCAGCGAAGGCCCGTTCGGGCAGCTTACCCCGCCGACCATCAGCGACATGATCGCGTATCATGATAGCATCATCGACAAGGTGAGCCAGTCCTCGGGCATTCCTCAGCACTACTTCAAGCCCGGACAGGGAACCCCGCCGACTGGTGTGGCCCTGAAGGTGCTCAGCAAGCGGTTCAACAACAAGATCGCCCGCATGCGCGAGGACCTCACCCCCGAGCTGGAGCGCCTGGCCGAGCACCTGGGGGTTGAGAAGACCGCCGAGATCAAGGATGCAGCAGGCAAGCCGGAGAAGGAGTACGAGCTCTGGAACACCAGCGACGACCTGCTGCAGGAGTCCATGGATGCGCACGGCATCGCCCTCAGCCAGATGGGCTACCCCTTGGGCTACATCGCCGAGGTCGTGACCCCTGGGGTTGACCTGGAGGACTACGAGGAAGACACCGACGACGACCCCACGGTGGACCCCAGCCAGCTCGGTGAGCCTACCGACATGACGGCGATGGGGCAGCCTGGCCTCGTTGCCACGCCTGGCCAGGTGGCAGCCTACGGGGCGAACCCCGGCCAGCGGGCCAAGGGCGCGGTGAGCTGACATGGGCACCGTCCCCACGGGCAAGCTGGAGCGCGAGCTGCGCAAGCTCTACCTCCAGTGGGTCTTCGGCCTGCCCAAGCACGAGGGGGACATGGAAACCTACATTGAGCAGTTCCGCGTTCGCAGCGAGGCGCTCATTGCCAGGCTGGGGGGCGACGTAGCACGGCTCGGCGTCTACCTGGCCGACTTCCCTGCCCCGCGTGAGCTGGCCCTGTCGCCTGTCGCCGGGGTCATCTACGACCAGATGCAGCAGGCAGCCATCCAGGCGGGCATCATGACTGGCCTTGGGGCTACCGACACCGCTCGGGCCATGTTCCAGGCGGGGCTGGACAAGTCGTTCCGGCGGCTGCTGCGCCTTGCCCGGACTGAGACCGTGTCGGCCTACTGGAAGAACCAGTGGGACAGCGTGCAGGGCTTGGACCTGGTGCTGGTGTGGTCGGCCGAGCGTGGGCCTCGCACTTGCGACTACTGCCTCAGCCGTGACGGCCTGGTGGTTGAGGACCCGAACATTCGCGACCATCCCAACGGCCGATGCACCCTGGTTCCCACGGTCCCGGCTCGTGTGGCCTACCGAGGCACCCTCCAGGCCGACGGCAGCGTCGTCGTAGACCCCAAGTGGGGAGGCCTGTCGGCCCCGGTGCCCCAGCAGCCCCAGAAGGCCCGTAGCGCGTCGCCTGGCGTCCGGCCAGCCCCGACCCTGCAGGAAGCGGGGGGCATATGACTTCCACTAGGGAGGCCCGGTACTCGGATTCCCGAGTGACACGCCGGGGAGAGAACAGGTACTTGCATCCGCAAGCGCTGACCACTACACTGAAAGGCAGGTAGCCGACATGGCCACCGAACAGCAGGACAACAGCTCCACCGAGGACATCTCGGGTCAGGAGCAGCAGGGCGAAGAGCAGCAGGCTCCCACCGGCGACACGTCGGGTAACGGAGAGCAGCAGCAGGCCCAGACCACGGAGCCTCAGGTAGTCACCAAGGACGCCAAGCTCCCCGACGACCATCCGGTTGTGAAGCAGCTTCAGGCCGACAAGGCCAAGCTCGCCAAGGCGAACTCCGAGCTGCAGGAACTCCGGGCCAAGTCGGCCCAGGTCACCAAGCTCGAGGAAGACCTCGGCAAGTGCCCCACCACGGAGGCCATGGAAACGCTCCAGACCCGGTACGACCGGCTCGAGGAGTTCATCACTTCCCTCCCTGGCCCGGTAGGCAAGGCGCTCGACAGCCGGTCCTTCACTCGCGACCTCTTCGAATCTGACAAGTCCATCGCAGACATTCTCAGTGACTGGAACAAGGCCAATCCCACGGCCACATCAGCAGCACTGGGCAAGCAGTCCGCAGAACCCGGCAAGAAGGGTCCCAGCATGAACGAGATCCTCCGCGCTGCGGCTGGCAGCTAAGCCACCACGAAACGGCCTTCGGGCCAGAAAGGAGTCAGTCACATGGCTGACATCACACGGGCCGATGCACTGGCCCTCCTGGCTCGTCAGGACATCAACGAGATCATCAAGCCGGAGCTGACCAACTCGGTCGCGCTTTCGGCCTTCCGAACGGTGCGGATGAGCGCTGGTACGGCACGCATGCCGGTCCTCGCCTCGCTGCCCACGGCAGGCTTCGTGACCGACGGCGACGCCACCGAGGCAACTGGTGTCAAGCCGACCTCCAAGGTGAGCTGGACGAACAAGGAGCTGATCGCCGAGGAGATCGCGGTCATCGTCCCCGTCCACGAGAACACCCTGGCCGACAGCAACTTCGACATCTGGGCTGAGGTCCGCCCGCTCGTCGCTCAGGAGTTCGGCCGCATCCTGGATGCAGCGGTGCTCTTCGGCGTGAACAAGCCGACCACCTGGACCGACCCTGCACTGGTCCCCGGCGCGATCGCTGCGGGCAACGAGCAGGTCGAGGGCACCGGCGACGGCACCGAGACCGACCTGGCTGCCGACTTCAACGAGGCCTTCGGCTTCGTTGAGGACGACGGCTTCGACGTCAACTCGGCCTTCACCGGTCGCTTCCTGCGTCGTGCGCTGCGCGGCCTCCGGGACGACACCGGCCAGCCGATCTACCTGGACGCCATCCGTGGCGACGGCAGCACGGCCAGCATCTACGGCCAGGACCTCCGCTACGTGAACAACCTGGCGTGGGACCGCGACTCGGCGATCGCCCTGGTCGGCGATGCAACCAAGGCCGTCATCGGTGTCCGCGAGGACTACCAGGTGAAGCTCCTCACGGAGGCCACGGTCGGCGGCATCAACCTGGCCGAGCGTGACATGGTGGCGCTCCGCTTCAAGTTCCGTGTGGCGTGGGCAACGGCCTTCTCCACCGCTGGCGGCGAGGTCACCGACTACCCCTTCGCGGTCATCACCCCGGCTGCTGCCGAGGGCGACGACGAGCCTGAGGAGGGCTGATCCATGGGCACGCAGAGCGAGTGGAACCAGAAGCGTCGCGCGGCCAAGGCTGAAGCAGCCGAGGTCCTGGCTGAGGCAGCAGCCTTCGCCAAGCTCAACGTCCCGGTCACTGGGGAGCCCGAGGAGGAGATCCCCGAGGGGGAATCCCCCGCTGAGCAGAGCCCTGTCGGGGACAGCGCCGAACAGCAGGCAGACCCCGACCACCAGGCCGACCCCGGCTCTGGGGGCGAGGCACCGGCCGACCAGGCCGAGTGACCACTGGGGGGCAGGTAGCGGGTCTGCCTGCCCCCTTACACAGAAAGGGCAGCTATGCCAACTCGCACTTCCGTCTGGGGCACCATCACCGACAGCGGTGCCGTCATCAAGTACGGGACCTACCGATGGCACTATGGCGGCATCGTGAACCCCCGGTTCAAGATCGGTGACCGTTACCACTCCTACGGCTGGGCCGACAAGAAGTTCTACGTCGCCCTCCGCAACACTGCCGGAACCCGTATCGTGGACACCCTCGTCTTCAACGTGGGTGAGAACTACAAAGAGAAGACCTTCCGCCCCATCGGTGGAGGCATTCTCCCGACACAGCAGGTCGCTCTCAACGTCCAGTCCGAGTCCTATGGGCCTGCCCGTGGAACCGTGACCTGGACCGGCGAGCTGTACCTGGGCTAAGGCCACAAGGAGGACGACATGGCTGCTATGGAAGACCTGGAGGCACTGCTCCAGAACCTGCCTGGCTACTCGCTGATCACGGTCAGCATGAAGCAGGCGGCTCTGGACGGTGCCCTGGTCCCTGACAGCTTCCTGATCTGGCCGGGCGAGGAGGGCTACGAGGTGACGTATGACGTATACTTCGCGGCTCTCAGCCTCCTGGGGTTCCTGCAGGCCCAGCCGGTCATCCGCCAGTCCTCCAGTGAGGGCACTTCAGTCGCCGTTGACGCGCCGAACTGGGGTGCCCTCACCTCCTACTACCGTTCCCAGAGCCGCATCGTGCAGGCCAGCGGGAACACCGTCCTGACTCGTGTGGCCATCCCCGAGGGACCCCACGTTCGCAAGACGGACATGTCCGGAAGGGGGACTCACTATGGTGATGTCGACACAGACCTTGGCTGAAGCAGCCAAGCTCCTGACTACCCCCTTCGTGGACAGCGTGCAGCTTCTCCTAGTCGGCGAGCCTGTCACCGTGGGCTTCGAGGTCGTGCGGGAGACGGTGCCGGTAGGCGACCCGGTCGCTGCGCTGGTGCAGACGACCACGCTGGCCAACGCTGTAGAGAGCCAGGTCGTCAACGTCTACTCGGTCAAGGTGCCCCAGGGCACGGTCATTGACGCGGGGATGGCCGTTGAGGTCCTCACCTGCCAGCAGGAGCCGTCCCTTGTGGGGAAGAAGCTGCTGCTGGACAAGGTGTCGCAGAACGGCCTCGCCCTTATCCGCAAGGCTGTCGCCAGCGACTTCCACAACGTGGACCAGCAGGGAAAGGAGAACCTGTCATGAGCATCACGATGGGCCAGCTCGCGTCGCGCTACGCGGCAGCCAGCAAGGACACCCCCGGCTCCGAGGAGCTGCGCACGCTTGCCCAGGTCGGCGTCGGCCTGGTGAAGACCGAGATCCAGGATATGCACGCGGTGGACACCGGCTCCATGCTGAACAGCACCAGCGCCGAGCGCCAGGGGAAGGACACCTACCTCATCGGCCCGACGGTAGACTACGCGCCCTATGTGGCCCTGGGAACGAGCCGCATGGCTGCCCGCCCCTTCCACGTCAAGGCAGCGAAGAAGCTGCGCAAGGAAGCTGAGTCCATCGGCTTCGACCCCGACAAGCTGGGAATCTGATCATGGTAAGCATGAGCGACATCACCGCCCTCCTGGACGAGCTGGGCGCTCCTGCGGTGACGGGCTACGCGGCGACCAAGGCTGCGCTCCCCTACGTGGTGGCCCGCCCCATGATCGTGACTTACGAGGGAGACCTGGCCGTCTCTGGCGACGCGCTGGGCTGGGACAACCAGTTCGGCCTCTACTGCGCTGCTGCCAGCGTGGAGGCGTCGTTCAACTTGGCCAAGGCCGTCATGGAGGCGCTGCACGGGCAGCGCGTAGGCGACAGCACCCTCGCGGCGTCCATGGGCTACACCGGAGCCCAGGTCGAGGGGCACTACGAGTCCCAGGTAACTATCCAGACACATCAAGGAGGTATATCATGACCCGAGGAATCGTGGTCGACCACAAGGAGACCGGCGTTCGCTACGCGGTGTCCGAGCGGAACTTCAACGAGAAGGTCCACAAGAAGGTTCGCGACCTGAAGCCGGGCGAGTCGGTCATCGGCTACCAGCCCCGGCGCAAGAAGCCCGTCGGGCAGCAGCCCGCCCCCAGCCACACCGAGGGGTCCTCAGCCGAGGGCACCAAGGAAGCCAAGAAGGAAGGAAACTGACATGGCTATCACCCAGTGGAACCCCTCGACTCAGATCAGTCGGGGCAACGTCGCGGTCGGCGTCGCGCCTGCCGTGGAGGACATCAACGCTCCGGTGCTTGCCGAGCTTGATGCAGGCATCGGCCTGGACTGCTCCATCACCACGATGAACGGCACGTCCAGCACCGACTCGGAGAGCATCGACTGGCTCTGCGACCCGGCGAGCGAGCAGCTTCCGGGCAGCACGACCCACTCCATCGATGACCTCCTCATCAAGGCCACGGGCCAGGCGGACGAGGACCTGATCAACGGCCTCAACATCGGCGACGTCGTGTACATCTGGCGTCGTGATGGTGTCGCGCACGACACAGCGCTGGCAGCCAGTCAGCGCGTCTGGGTCTGGAAGGCCATCATCACGTCCATCGACCCGGCGGAGGCGAACAACACGTTCGTCGGCATCACCGCGCACATCACGGTCCTGGCCCGCTCGGTGACGGCTGTCGCCATCGCTGCGGCCTGACCCCGACCCGACAGGTAGGAGAACACCATGTCATTCAACAGCTACGAAGAGCTCATGCAGGCAGTGGAGGAGCGTCGTCAGGACGTTCTGACACTGGAGGTCGACCTTGGTTCCGCGTACTCGCAGGAGCACGAGGATGCCAAGAAGGAGCTCGCCCAGGCCAAGGCGCTGAAGCAGCTTGCCGGGAACCAGGAGTTCCTCGGTGACAACGTCGCAGCGCTCGAGGCTCGTGTGGCCGAGACCAAGCCCGAGGCCCGTTCGGTCTTCGTGCGGTTCTCGCGCCTCAAGCTGGGCGAGTGGGCCACGCTCGTGAAGCAGGCCGGTCTGACACCCGTTGACCAGTACGAGAAGGTTCTCCCCAAGACGTTCATCGGCGTCTGGGGCCAGGACCCCACGGAGGAAGTGGAAGGTGTGCTCCCGGAGCCGCTGTCCACGGATGCCGCGCTCCTCAGCAGCAAGGGTGACAAGGGCATCCTCCCTGGCGGAATGCTGCACCAGGTTGTTCAGGCATTCATGGCCTGGCAGAACTCGTCGGGGGACATCACCATCCGCCCTACGAAATCGGGCCTCGTCTCGCACTAGTGCTTGACATGGCCCTGGAATCCGGGCGACCCCCGCTTCGCCTCCTTGACGAGGGTAGCCCGGATTCCTGGCAAGAGCTAGACCTCGAGGTTGTCGCTCAATGGAAACACATGAAGGAGGTCAAGTGCCCCGGCTGCGGTCGCCCGCTGGCTGAGCACTTGCACAACTCAACATTGGGAAGGGAAGAGGCAATCGAGGACTACGAGGTATTCTCGGTTGACTGCCCGGCTCAGCAGGCCATAGCAGGCGGTCAGTCCGCCTGGCGGCAGGCGAACAAGGGGGCTATCGACAGCCACATGAAGGGCAACGGTCCGGACCCCAGCATGGGCGTCTACTGGCTTACCAAGCGTCCAGGCGAACGCCTCCCCATCCCCGAACAGTAACCAGCCCAGGAAAGGAGACCCAATGGCCGACAACGATGTACGCATCAAGCTCTCGCTTGACGGTTCCGACGATGTGCAGAAGGGTCTCAAGGGCGTCGGAGACGAGGCTGGCAAGGCCGACTCCAAGCTGGGGGGCATGGTCAAGGGCGGTCTGAAGGGTGCCGGGGCTGCCCTGGTAGGCTTCGCGACCGCTGCCGTGGCAGCAGGCGGGGCGCTCACTGCTGGCGTCATCAGCGCATATGCTGACTACGAGCAGAACATCGGTGGTATCGAGACGATGTTCAAGGACGCGTCCGGTACGATGAAGCAGTACGCGGACGACGCGTATCGCACGGCAGGTCTCTCCGCCAACGACTACATGAGCCAGGTCACCAGCTTCTCGGCTGCGCTCATCCAGGGTCTTGGCGGAGACACCGCTGCGGCTGCCGAAGCCGCGAACACGGCCATGATTGACATGTCCGACAACGCGAACAAGTTCGGGTCCAACATCACGGACATCCAGAACGCCTACCAGGGCTTCGCGAAGCAGAACTACACCATGCTCGACAACCTGAAGCTCGGGTACGGTGGAACGGCTGCCGAGATGGCACGCCTTATCAACGACTCGGGTGTCATGGGCGACACCTTCGAGGCCACGGCCACGAACATGAACGAGGTCTCGTTCGACAAGATCGTCGAGGCCATCCACACTGTCCAGACCGAGATGGGCATCGCTGGCACCACGGCACTCGAGGCCGAGCAGACCATCTCCGGCTCCATCGGCATGCTGCAGAGCAGCTTCGCGAACCTGCTGACGGGCCTTGGCAGCGCCGACGCTGATGTGGCCACGCTGGCAGGCAACGTCCTTGACTCGCTGGAGCTGGTGGTTACTAACATCACCCCGGTGATCGAGAACATCGGCGCGAACATGGCCAAGCTCGGCCCCAAGCTGGGCGATATGATGGAGAGCCTGGTGGGGGCGGTCAGCAGCGCCATCCCGGCCATCCTTGACGCTGGTGTGGCCCTTATCGGCGGGCTGATCCAGGGCATCAGCAGCGCGCTCCCCGGCCTCATCACGGCTGCTGTCCCGGCGCTGGTGGGCCTCGTGGAGATGCTCGCCGAGCAGGCTCCCGTCCTGATCAAGGCTGGCGTAGACGCCATCGTGGCTCTGGGCGAAGGCATTGCCGAAGCCCTGCCCACGCTTATCCCCGTGGTCGTGCAGGGTCTCCTGGACGTGGTGGCTGCCCTGGTGGAGAGCCTCCCGCTGCTGCTGGAGACCGGCCTCCAGATCGTCATGGCGCTGGCCCAGGGTCTCATGGAAGCCCTGCCCCTGCTGATTGAGCAGCTTCCCACCATCCTGCTCTCCATCGTGGACTTCATCATCCAGGGTGTCCCCATGATTATCGAGGCGGGCCTCCAGCTCTTCACGAGCCTTATCGGGGCGCTGCCCGAGATCATCACCACGATCGTAGCTGCGCTGCCCACGGTGATCACGGCTGTCATCGACGCGGTCCTGGGGGCTATCCCGCTGCTCATTGACGCGGGCATCCAGCTCATCACCGCGCTGGTTACGGCTCTCCCCGAAATCATCCAGGCCATTGTCGCCGCCATTCCGCAGATTATCACTTCGGTCCTGGACGCTATCTTCAACAACATTCCGCTCCTGATTGATGCAGGTATCCGCCTTATCACCAGCCTGATCGGTGCCCTGCCCCAGATCATTTCCACGATCGTGGCAGCTATTCCGCAGATCATCAGCGGGGTGCTGAGCGCGGTCTTCAATAGCATTCCTCAGCTCATCATGGCTGGTGTCAAGCTGCTGACCAGCCTGGTGAGCAACGTGCCCAGCATCCTGGGAACCATCCTGGGAGCCGTGGGCAACATCCTGTCGGGTATCGTACGCGCTGTCATCAACGGCATCGGCGGCATGATCTCGGCTGGTGGCGACCTGGTGCGCGGCCTCTGGGACGGTATCTCGGGGGCTGCGGGCTGGCTGTTCAACAAGATCGGCGGCTTCGTCAACGACGTGATGGGCAACATCGGTTCGTTCTTCGGCATCAACTCGCCGTCCAAGCGCATGCGCGACGAGATCGGTCAGTTCCTGCCCCCCGGCATCGGCGAGGGTGTCGAGCAGCACGCCGACGAGGCCATCGACCCCATCACCGACATGAACAAGCGGGTCATGAAGGAAGCCCAGCAGCTCCCTGACCTCGCGATGAACCAGTCGGTCACCCAGTCCTTCACCCAGTCCTTCGTCCCGACCCTGGCGACCGCCCAGGCTACGGCCACACCAGTCGGGCTCGGGGCGGCTGCGCCCAGCGTCACCATCTCTGGTCCCCTGGTTAGTGTGGCCGAGATGAGCGTGCGCTCCGACCAGGACATCCGGACACTGTCCACCCAGCTCCGCACCGACATGACGCGCGAGCTGCGAGCGCAAGGAGTACTCCAGTGAGCTTCCAGCTTGGCACGTTCGCCACCGACGACATCCCCGGCTTCAAGGCCATCCTCCGGGAGTGGCCCAGCCTGCCCGTCGATCTGCACCTGGACGACCTGCCCGCTGGCGACGGTGCCCTGTTCTACCGTGCCCGGATGACGGAGACCGAGTGGGTCTTCCGGCTGGAGCTGACCGGTGACGACGTCGCCTCGGTGCTGGCCAAGGCCGACCAGGTGTCCTCCGCCCTGAACCCCAAGGTTCACGGGCTGCAGGACTTCACCCCGAACGCTGCTGGCGACTGGGTCTGGCAGGGTGTCCTCGGTAGCGCCATCTCGTGGGAGCGGGACAGCATCATCTGGTTCGCACAGGATGGTGTCTGCCGCCTGGCGGGCGAAGCGGTCGTGGTGACCCCTAACCCCTACGGATACGCCACGGGGTCGCCCACGGTCCTCTCTAGCTCCGTAGAATCGGTGCTGCCCGTGGGGGGTAACACCAGCGCCTTCCCCATCGTGGAGTTTCGGGGAGTGCTGAACACCGTGCAGGCGTTCACGCTGAACGGGATGCAGGTGTCCGGGCCTCTCACGGCAGCCCAGACGCTCGTCCTGGACTTCGAGCAGATGGACTTCTACATCAAGACCACGGCGACCGGGGCCAAGGTGCGAAACGTCGCCGACCGCTTCACTAACTTCCAGCGGCTGGAAGGCACCGACAGCATCTCGCTGACGGCAGGTGTCACCGCTGGCACCTTCACCAGTGCGACAGCACGCGTCAACTCGAGGAGAATCTGATGGCTGAGTACTCTCGCGCCACCAGTCGGGGCGACTGGACAGGTGAATGGGATCCCAGCGCGGTCACTCAGGTGCTGCTGCGCATGGACTCGTTCATCGGCAGCGGCGACCCCCGGCCTACCCCCGACAGCTCGGGCAAGAACCGGGATGCCTACGTGGTCAACTACGCGGGCAGCGACGCTGTCGCCGTGGCTACCCCGTGGGGCACCGGCATCCGCATGAACGAGGCTGGGGCCAGCCAGGAGACCTCGGTTCGCGTGGAGAACGACGGCACCCTGTTCCCCACCAGCGGCTCGGTCATGGTGGGCACCTGGTTCCGGGGCAAGCTGGACCGCCAGTGGAACCCCGTGCTGTCTACCCGGAACACCCCCGGCGCTCACCCGCTGCTGCACCTGAACGTGAACACCAGCGCGAACGGTCCCCAGCTCAACTATCGCTTCTACGACACGGCTGGTAACCAGGTCGTCAACGAGTGGCTGACCCCGGTCCTGGAGGCCGACAAGTGGTATTGGATCGGCGCGGTGATGGACATCACGCTGGGCACCTGGTCGGTCTACGTGGTCAGCTACGAGACCGGGGCTGTCCTCAGCGCCAGCGGAACCGCCAGCCTGAACGCGGCCTGCACGGCTCATCTGGATGTGGCCTTCGGGCCTGCGGGCGAATGGTCGCGCTCCATCGCGGACGAGGTCGTGGTGGTTGCCCCCTTCACCGGGAACGCGGGGCAGCTTGCCCAGCGCGCTCGTCTGGCAGACGGAGCCGTAGACGCGACCCAGGCCGACACGGGGACGGTCATCGGCCGTATCTCCCCCCGGCCTACTGCATCTCTCCCTGTCGTCGCCCACACTCGCGCCATGCCTGGCCAGTGGGGCACCGACACCCCGATGATTACGTTGAACGGCCAGGGCGCGACGGTGCGCTACCGGACGTCCAACAACCTGACCACCTGGGGCGCGTGGAAGAACGCCTCCCAGATCGAGACCGAGCCGAACGCGGCATGGATCCAGTACGAGGTGACGTTGGCTGCGGCCGACAGCTACCTGGACGACATCCTGCTCAGCACGGCTCCTCCACCGACCCCGCCCCTGCCGTCCACCCGGCCTGTCGAGCCGTTCTCCCTCGACCCGCTGCTGGTGGTACCGAGCGGGGGCGGGGTCCTTCTCCAGGACACCCTGCTGTCGTGCAAGACCTTCGACACCAGCAGCAACGAGAGCACGCTGGAGTTCTCCGTTAGCCTGGCCGACCCCAAGGCCACACTCATGGAGAGCGAAGCGCCCATCCTGTTCAAGGGGCGTCACTATGTGGCCCGAGGCGTAACCACTCGCCGTTCCAAGAACGAGGCCATCGTCGAGGTCTACGCCGAGCGGAACTGGTACGACCTGCTCTACGCTGGGCAGATTGACCCCCAGACGTGGACGGGCAGCGCCTTCGATGTCATGAGCAGCATCCTGGCAGGGACCGACTGGTACGTCGGCCAGGTTGACCCGACTGCGGTGCTGGGCTGGGAGAACGATTCCACGACGGTGCTGGGCATGCTGAAGCAGATCGCGAAGGTGTACGGGGGCGACCTCGTCTTTGACGACAAGACCCGCTTCGTACACTTGCTGAACCAGGGCGGTCGTGACCGGGGCACGTACTTCGACTACATCAATGGCATCTCCAGCGCGGTCCGCCGGGAGGACACGACGAACCTGGTGACCCGGCTGTACGGCCGGAACGCTGACGGCCTCACCATTGCACCGGCCAACGGCGGAGTCGACTACATCGAGGACTTCACCTGGACCGACCAGGTTCGCGTCAGCACGTACGACTTCAAGTCGGGCATGACGCCTCAGGCCATGATGCGCTTCCTGACTGCGTTCCTGGCAGACCGGGCCAAGCCCACGCTCTCCTACGAGTACCAGGTGTCGGGCCTTGTCGACCGCGTGGAAGAGGTTGACCGCTTCGAGGTTCTGGACATTGTGTTCGTCATGGACGAGGACTACGGCCAGTCGGTCAAGAACCGCGTGGTGCAGCTTGACATCGACTGGGTCGATCTGCGCAAGAGCAAGATCACCCTCGCGAACAAGCTGCGGAGCCTTGCCAGCAGCGACGACAGCAGCGACCCCGGCGCGCTGACCACGGGCCAGACCATCGACACGCGCGACATCAACCCGTTCAACCTGCTGGTGAACAGCCGTGGCGATAACGGGATGGCACACTGGGCAGGCCAGAACGTGTCCGTCGTGGAGGGCGGGGCGACTGGCCGGTACTCGTTCGCCTTCGGGGCTGCTGGCGGCTCCCTGGAGCAGACCGTCACCAGCGACAACCGAGACAGCTTCGTCTTCTCCGCCCAGGTGGATGCCGACACCGATGCCGCCCTGCAGATTGAAGTGACCTTCCAGTACACGGATGGCACTTCCGAGACCCAGACCCTGGAGCTGTGACATGGCCGTTCGCCGCGCTATCGTGCGCAATCCCAACACCTTCAAGCAGACGCTGACGATCAAGGTGAAGGTGACCACGGCGGACGGCGACGTGAAGGTAACCGACCTCATCCTGCAGGCTGGCAGCACCGGCACCGGCTGGGTCCCCAACGTGACCGAGATGCCCTGGACGGCTGGGGTGGTGAGCTAGATGGCATTCATCCGCACCTTCGGCCAGCTCAAGCCCTCCAAGGACGTTGCTGGTGTGGCCGTCAAGATCACCGCCCAGGACGAAGCCAAGGTTACCGACATCCAGCTCAACCCCGGAAGCAGCCTGTTCTCCTGGTCCCCGATGGTGGGCGACCTGGCGCTGGTGCCTGCCCCGACCTGGCGCTACATCAACGGCATGGTGCAGTCCGACTATGACACTTGGGTCATGGCCGACGAAGACCAGGCTTCGCCCTACATGGGCGTCTTCTACCCCGTGGCAGCCCAGAACGTTGACTGGGGGCTGCTGCACCTTGGGGAGATCAACTCACGGGAGGAGTTCAATGGTTATGAGTACTCAACCAGCACCGGAGCCGGGGTCACCCCGCATCACACTGCCCGAGCTGATCAGAGGCTGGGCCTCGAAACGGATGGTATCATGTCGGCCATCGTTGCCATCCGTGGCATCCATGCCGACCCTGGAAGCAACGTCCGTTCCGACCTGGGCACCGTCACAGGTGCTCACGCGGAAGGCTGGTCTGCGGTGTGGGCCTGGCATGAGACTTGGGAAGACGTCCTAACTGATCACGAGGAGTGGGCATAATGCCTCTGGAGAACCCCGACGCCCCGGCCTACGGGCCGAACACGTTCACCGTCCTGGCGGCTGCGCTGCAGACGTTGTTCGAGAACGATGAGTACCTGGAAGACCTGATCGACAACCTGAACCCGACCCCCAGCGTCAGCAAGGCTGCGGTCTCACTGGCTTCGGGCTATTCGAACCGCTCAGGGTACATCACGCCGACCGCCATCAAGATCGCCAGCCTGGCCACACTGGAGGGCGGGGTGCTTGACTGCCCCGCCAGCTTCACCGGGAACCCCTATTACACCTGGGGCACGCTGCCCTCGGGCTACGAGCCGACCGACGGCCTGCACCGGCTGGCCAACGGCACGGTCTGGACGTCGGGTGGCATCATCCCTGCTCAGTTCCGCATCAACGAGAACGGGGCGCTTCAGGTGGTCTTCCAGGCCAACGTGACCGGGGCTTCGTACCTTATCATTCCTTCGGGCATGGGCTGGGAGTCGGCATAATGGGGCACCGGGTCACGCTCTGGCACGCGAACCGCACCGTCCGCACCGAAGGTGTCCTGGACAGGTACGGCGACATGATTGACGATGTCTTCCTGGTGGCTTACGAGCTGCGCACCACGGGCTTCGTCAACCTGAACATTCAGAACACTGTGGAAGCCGTCCGGGCCAAGTGGCCGAACATCCGCTGGTGGATCACTATCCAGTGCTTCAGCTCTGCTGCCTGGAAGGCTCTGTCCACCGACGCCACGTTCCGGGCCGAGACCCTGGCGCACATGGAGACCATCTACGCGGCCTACCCTTGGATCTCCGGCATCGACCTGGACGCCGAGGGCTTCGGCAGCAACGTGACCACGGCCGAGGCTATGGCAGGCTACCGAGTGCTCGGGGACCACGCTCGCACCTTCGGGAAGAAGGTCGGCGCTGCGCTGCCTGCTGCCACCGAGGGCAACTTCAGCGTCGGTGGCGAGAACTGGCTTGACTACGAGTTGTTCGGCGCGTACTTTGACCATGTGGCCATCATGACCTACGACTTCGCCTGGTCGGGGTCGGCACCTGGCCCGATCGCCCCTCGCTTCTGGATCCAGAACGTCTACGACTGGACGGTGTCGGTTATCCCGCCCGAGAAGGTGCTCATGGGGGTGCCTGCCTACGGGCAGAACTGGCAGATCAATGAGCCGGTGGAAGACCTGCCTGGCTATCCGGGCTGGCCGTACCGGGGCAACTCCGGCGCGTACTATTGGTTCTGGTACATGGCGACCGGCGAGTGGGGCAGCCGGTCAGGCGACAGCGACCCTGTCTGGCAGCAGACGCGGGCCTCGTGGATGGTGTACCGAGACATCGAAACGAACAGCCCGTTCACCCTTATCGGCTGCTACTGGTGGGCCACGGCTGCCCACGTGACAGGCAGCAGCGGCATGGAGCGGAACTCGTATAACGGCAAGCCCTACCTCACGCGCTACGGCCGAGCAGCAGCCCCGACCGTGGGCGAGCTGGCTGACCAGCGTGCGACGACCCAGTACATGGAGCACCAGGTTCGGCCGATGCAGGTCGTGGACTCGAACGGCGAGTGGCACAACCAGGACGTCCACAACCTGACGCTCGAGGTCCTGCAGCGCGACCCCCAGTCCGCCACGATCATGGACGACGACTGCGCGAACACTGGCGCTCTCGGCATCTACTACACTCGCACCGGGGCAGCTTGGTCGCACTGGCGTCGTGGAGACCCTGTCATGGACCCCCGGACGTATGGTCAGTATCGTGTGGCTGGGGCTGGCAGGCTGTCGCTGACGGCCTTGGACGGCGGAGGGGAGCACCACGTACAGGGTCGCCTCCAGCTTCCGTCAGCGGGCCGAGCAGGCGTCTTCCACGGATCCTTCGAGGCCACTGTCGACCAGGCTGGCACCGTGCGCCTCAGCCGGAATGGGACTGTCCTGGCCACATACAACGGCAGCGCTCCGGGCACCAGCACCGTCCCCGGCCAGGGCCAGGCGGTCATCGGGCTGCGGGTCCGGGGGAACCGCGCTCGGGTCTACTACTCGCGCACCGAGAACAGCGTGCCCCTCCGCATTGACTACACCGACCCCAGCTACACTCCGGGGCCGAGTGGCATGGTGTCGCTGAGCGGGGCAGCTTGGTTCGATCACGTTCGCTGGGGCGACGCCTGGTGGTATAACCCCCGCGAGGCCGTGGACGTACAGATCGGCAGCTTCACGTTCCCCAACGTGGGGCGCGTGCCCCGCACGAACGTCACCTGGGATGGCTTCAACCGCTTCCGCCCGAACACCGACGTGGAAGAGCGTGCGACCCGCACGAAGAGCATCTCGTCCGACTGGGAGTACATCCATCTCAAGGGTGTCGGCATCCCTGCTGGGCAGACGCGCCAGGTGCGCATCATCCCGCGTGACATCGACTGCTGGATCGCGACTGCTTACTTGTGCGACCCCAAGGGCACCAGCCTGTCGCACTACGCCGACGCCGAATACATGGCTCACAGCCGTGACCTCGCCGACTCCGAATGGGGCTTGGCCGGGATCGCGGTCTGGCGGCTGGGGCAGGAGGACACAAGGTTCTGGGAACGAGTGAAAGGTGGAAGGCTCGACCCTGATAACAGGATAGACATCCTGGCATAACATTCCACCGAAATGAAGGAGACGAACAACATGGTATTCTCACCTCTCACGGCTCGCACCGTGGCACACCACGGGAAGCACCGGGGCAGCGACCCCAAGAAGACCCGCATCATCGTTCACCACTGGGCAGGCACGTCCGGCGGCGACACCGCGCTGATGAAGCCCAAGGGGCAGAACAGCCGGGGCGATGTGTCGGCCTCGTACATCCTCTACAACGACGGCACGCTCGTCGGCCAGGTGCCGGAGGAGCTGTCCCCCTGGACGACTGGCTCAGCCGACTGGGGTTCCGTCACGGTGGAGACCCAGAACAAGCGGGGCGCTCCCAACTGGGACATCGACTCCCGTGCGAAGGAGAAGCTGGCTCAGCTCATGGCGGACCTCAGCGACCGCTACGGCTGGGGCGCGCTGCGCCTTGGCACGAACGTCCGGATGCACCGGGAGTTCAATGCGACGGCCTGCCCTGGCCCGGACATGGTCGCCAGCCTGCCCAGCATCGTCGCACGGGCGAACCAGCTCCGCAAGGGGGGCGGGGGCAGCACGCCGACGCCTGGTGGCACGTACACCGTCGCCAAGGGCGACACCCTGAGCGGCATCGCGAGCAAGTACGGCACGACCTGGCAGGAGCTCCAGAAGCTCAACGGCCTGGCCGACCCGAACAAGATCTTCCCCGGCCAGAAGATCAAGGTGCCCTCGGGAGGCGGCAGCACCCCGAACAAGCCCAGCCAGTCCCTCGCTGATGTGGCCAAGGCGGTCATCCGGGGCGACTACGGCAACGGCAGCACGCGGGTCGCGAAGCTGCGTGCTGCTGGCTACGACCCGGCCGAAGTGCAGGCCGAGGTGAACCGCCAGCTCTACGGGGGCGGCAGCAAGACCCCTGTCGCGTCCAACGTGGATGCGGTCGCGCGGCAGGTGATCCGGGGCGACTGGGGCAACGACCCGGAGCGCAAGAAGCGGCTCACGGCTGCGGGGTACGACTACTCCGCCGTCCAGCGTCGTGTGAACGAAATCCTCGCAGGAAAGTAACTACCCCGGAAGGAGCCTCATGCTGGAGGCTATCACTAGCATCCTTGGGGTGCTTACCCCCGTCTTCGTGGCAGCGACGACCGCCTATGGTGCCGTCCTGGTTGCCAAGATCGGCAAGGTGCAGAAGGACGCCCGTGCCACGAATGAGAAGGTGACGAAGGTGCAGCAGGACATCGTCACTAATCATGGGAGTAAGAACCTCGGGGATGCTATTGACCGACTGACAACCAAGGTCGGGGTCATCAGTGACAATCAGGATGACCTCATCCAGACGGTCAAGGGAATGCAGGCACGGGATGAATCCCTGGAAGCCCGAATGACTTCCATGGAACATTCCAAGGCTCGGGTCTATAAGCATGTCGGCCTGACCCCAGGCACCGGGCCTATCCATCTCCCGAAATCATCTCTGTTCAAAAGGAAAAGGAGAAAGTAATGGACACCATCACAACCCTCGCCACGGTTCCGGCCGTGATCGCCCTGGTCACCCTCTTCAAGGACCTGGGGCTGCCCTCCAAGCTGTCGCCGCTGCTGGCGGTCGTGCTCGGTGTGGCCCTGTCGGTCCTGGCTGCGCTGTCGCTGGGCACCGTGGCCAACTGGTACGAGACGGTCAGCCTGGGCGTCATCCTCGGCCTGAGCGCTGCGGGCCTCTACGACGGGGCGCGTGCTGTCGGTGGCAGCAAGGGCGATGTCGTGCTCGTGCAGGAAGACCCCAGCACGAAGCTCTGACGCCTTCACACACAAGAGCCGCCCCCGGCCACATAGCTAGGGGCGGCTCTTGCCGTGCTGCTAGAGCACCGGGAACCGCTGGCTGAGCTGCACCACGGCGACCCCTAGGTCGGTCTCCAGGCGACCGCGCTGGCCGTCTACGCGGCGGATGCGGATGACCCGTGCCTGGTTGCCCTCCGGGTCGATGATGACGTCGTTGTGCTGGAGGTCCTCTGCCTTGACCTGCTTCGCTGCCTTGTCCATTGTGTTCTCCTTCACTTGCTGGCGTAGTAGGTGCGGAAGGTGTCCGCGACCTGGGGTCGGTTGATCTTCATCTCGAGGGCGTCGATCATGAAGTTGACGTCGCCGCCTTCAACCAGCGCGTCAACCAGGTCGCTGAGTGCATCCTGGTATCCCGCCTGGTAGGCGCGAGCCTGAGTGTGAACGTTGAGGTTTACCTTGTGTGCCATATGATCAGCTTACCCTCAACTTCTCAGTTGATCCAAGAACCCTTGGTCGGGCGGCTGCCGAAGGCGAACGCGGCGTCGTCCTGGCTGGGCTCCAGTGTGGCCGTGAAGGTGATGCGGCGACCCTTGACTCCGGGGTAGGTGCCGTCCTCGGTGCCAAGGAACCAGCACTCGGGGCCGAAGTCGTACAGGCTGGCACCGTTGGCCTCGACCTGCTCAGCGAAGGTGTCGAACGCCTGGTCGCCCTGGGCCTTGGGGATGGACACGTAGACGCGGAAGCCCTGGTCGTCCTGGATGGTGATCTTGCGCTGCGTGCCGTAGTCGCTCTCGCGAACCTTGGCCGACAGGATGGTGCCGGTGACCACCACGCGACCAGCCGGGGCGGGGTGCTGCTGGGCCTCGGCTGCGGCTGCCTCGCGCTTGGCTGCGATGTCCTGCAGGGCGGTGAGCATCTTCTCGGTGTACTGGAACTCGTCCAGGTGCCAGAGCTTGTCGGCCATCTTGGCGACGAAGCTGCTGCGCTCGGTGTAGGTGTACTCGCCGCCTTCGGCGACCTGCACGTTGGCAGCCTTGCTGAGCATCGCCCAGACAGCGGGCTGCTCGGCTGCCAGGGTGTCCCACGCGGCCTGACGCTTGGCCAGCTTGGCGAGGCGCTGCTGCTCGCGCTTGGCCTCTCGGCGGTCGCGGCGACGGGCCTTGCCCTCGCACCACTTCTTAGCCTCGGCCTCGTTGGGGAAGTGGTCCCCGAGGCGACCCTCGGCTACGTTGTGGCAGGCGTAGCAGATGCTGTCGAAGCCGTTGAACGAGTAGTGGCCCGTTCCGCCGCATCGGTGGCAGCCCTTGAAGAACTCGCCGTTGGCCTCAACGTAGAAGAAGCCAGCGTGCTCGTGAGTGGTGACGTGGAACTGAGGGGCGGTGATGTTCATGTGACCAGTATGGCACACGAAGTGAGGATGTCCTAGAACCCTCTGCCGAGGATCTCAAAGAAGAACACCAGCCCGTAGAGGCTGGCCTTGACCGCGTCGTCGCCGTAGATGCCCCACCAGATCAGGAAGCACACTGCGATGACCACCAGGGCCACGGCCACAAGGATGGGGATCCACACCAGCACGGCCAGCAGCTTGTCCCAGAGCGTGGGCTGGGGGCCACGGAGCTCCTCCAGCTCGGCCTCGGTGAAGCTGAGCAGGTCGTCGAAGCTGGTTACGGGGCGGGGGTCTATTTCGGTCTTCATGATTCCTCCGGGGGTGTCTCCTTGATAACCTTGAGCGCCTTGTTCAAGTAATGCTGATTGTACCCCATCTTCGTCTGGACCGCAAGACGGAGGAAGTCAGGGAACTCTTCTTCCGGGCTTGCCAGCGACAGGATGAAGTCGGCCCAGCCGTGCAGCGCGGTCGACCCCAGGATGGTCTCCTGCACGGTCTCGCCCTTCTCGAACTGGCGCTTGCGAGTGTGGTGGATGAACATGATCGCGCACCCCGTTGTCTGGGCGATGCGCTTCAGCGGCTTCAGGATGCTGTACATATCCTTCGAGTCGCTGACGTTGGCCTTGCCGATGGCCATGCTGAGAGTGTCAATGACCACCATCCGGAGCTCGTACTTGAGGATCGTCTCCAGGAGGCGCTGCTGGTCTTCAGGCGTGCTGAGGTCGGCCTCGTTGAACATGGTGTACAGGGACATCGGCTGGGGCGGCTCCCAGGACATGTCGGGCTTGATGTGGCCGTCCCAGTGATACTTGAAACGACCCTTGTCCCGGTTCAGGGTGGAGTTCAGCCGGGTCGCGAACAGGTAGTCGCCGTCCTCCAGGGACAGGAAGCCCACGGGCTGCGGCTTCCGCGTGCTGACGCCGAGCGGCTTCGTTGCCGTGGCAAGGCCGAGCGTCATCTCTATTGCGATGCGGGTCTTGCCGACCTTGGGCGCTGCCACCAGCAGCCCACAACCACCAGCCGGGATGAAGTTAGGCAGGACCCAGTCCATCGGGGTCTTGATCGTAGGCCCGAAGCTGCCCACGGTGCCCATCTCCCAGGGGCCAACCTCCTCCGCCAGATCGCCGTCTGCGTCGGCGTGGGCCGACTGGGCGTCGGCGCTGGTGGTAGGGGTCGGGGCGTCTGCGGGCTGGGCTGCGTATGCCTTGCCTACGTCTTCCCGCAAGCGGTCGTCTTCCCCCTTGAACTTGTTCCACTTGGTCGCCCGAAGCAGCTTGAACGCCAGCTCCAGGGGCAGGCCCAGCTCAGCCGCGTTCCGGGAGACCTTCCAGATGACCTTGCTGCGGTCGCCGAAGGGGTCGTCAGCGCCCAGCTCGGAAGCCAGTCCGGGGCTGAAGCCGAGGCCCTTGGCCACACGAGTGAGAAGCTGCCCCCGAGTGTAGACCCGTCCGCTGCTGGCCAGCACGCGTCCCTGGAAGGGCTTGCGCTTGTGATGCCAGGTGCCGGGGACACGAAGAAGCTGCCCGATGTCTACGCCGGACTTGTCGCCGCCGAGCGCCTGCGTCAGCATGCCCATCAGGCCGTCGCGGTGATACTCGCTGGCAGGGATGCTCTCGCGCATAAGCCAGATCGCTTGCTTGTGGCCGGGGCTTGTCTCCCAGACGTACGACGGCCGGAGGGCGGTGAGCAGCTCATCGTTGAACGACTCGTCGCAGTCCACCCAGAGCGCACGCTGGGCGGGGTATTCCTTGGCCCGACGGCTGTCGCTGCTGCTGACTGCTGGTGTCCAGTACCAGTCAACCGAATCGCGGAGCTCGGGGAGCTGGGGCTTGCGGGAGGTCAGGGCAGGACCTTCCCGAAACTTCTGGTTGTCTTTGGAGCCGATGTTCACGATGTGAGGCACCCAGACATTACCTTCAATGCCTGAGTGCCCCCACACCTTGCGGATCAGCTCGAGAGGGTTGATATCCACTCTGCTACTTCCTGAGCCTTGGGGTCGTAGCTGACGAAGGTTACCCCGCCAGCCTTGCGGAACTTCTTGAGGTTGTATAGCTGGGCCTCGGAGGGCTTCTCCTTGGCCGTGCGCTTGGCTTCAATGGCGAAGAACCTGCCGTGCGCACACCCGAGGACATCGGGGGTCCCCTTCTGCTGAAAGGAACCCCCGTGAGTCCGGATAGCGTACACCCCAGGAATGGAGTTCAGCCGCTTGAGCATGCTGCGTACGATACCGGCCTCGTCCATGGGTCAGCGACGCTTGACGGTGCGCTTGGCTGCGGGGGCTGCCTTGCGTGCAGGCGCGGCCTTGGCTGTGGCCTTCTTGGCAGGGGCACGCTTCCGGGGAGCAGGCTCAGGCTCCTCCTCTTCTTCGTCCTCCTCGTCGTCCTCGTAGTCCTCGTCCTCGAGCTCTTCGTCGTCGAGGTCGTCTTCGTCGAGGTCGTCGTCTGCGTCCTCTTCGTACTCCTCGTCTTCGTCGTCCTCGTACTCTTCGTCGGAGTCGTCCTCGGCCTCAGCCTCGTCCTCGTACTCCTCCTCGTCGTACTCCTCGTCCTCGTCCGGCTCGCTGCCAGCGCTGTCGTCCTCGTCGAGGATGTCCAGGCCGTAGGTGCCGTTCACCGACGAGCGAAGGTTGCCCTGGTAGGTGTCGTCCTCGACCTCGGCGGCGATGAACTTGCCCACGGGGCCAGACGGGTCGATCATCTGCGCCTTCTTGGGGACCGAGATGCCAGCAGCCACCAGCAGGTCGCGGAGCTTCCAGAGCTGGTTCTGCTGGAGCTTGCAGTAGAACGGGAAGCGACGGGTCTTGAGCTTGGGGTCGGCCGGAACCAGCGCGTACACGAGCATCGCCGTGCCGTCCTGCGCCTCGGTCTCCTGCACCGACTCCACCTTCATCTTGTGAAGGCCCTCGGTGATGTGCTTCGTGTTCCAGCCGGAACGCTCTTCGGTCTTGCTGAAGTCAAGACGAATCTTCTTTGCCATGATGTTTTCCTTTTCTGGTATTCTCGACTAGCGGGTCCAGCCGAGAAGCTGGTTCAGTCGCGTGATGCTGGGCGACTTGAGATACGGGGGGTTCCCCTGATACACCTTACTACGTGCCCCGGCCACAATGCTTGACGAGGGGCCAAGCCAGAGCCGACGGACAGGCTTGCCGTTCACGTGGGCGATGTACAGGCGACCGATGACGTCGGACATCTGCAGGAGCGCGCTGGCTGCACCAGGGGAGAGGTCCACGGTCGTCATGACCCCGGTGTCCTCGTCCACGTCGTCGCTGCCCCAGTCCTCGTTCGGGAGGATGAGCTTCTCCTGCGCCAGCACGACGACTTCCTTCTTCTCGTCACGCAAGGTGCGAAGCAGCAGCGCGAGGCCGTTGTTCGCTGCCCCGTAGTGTGCCTGGCTGGCAGCCTTGCCCCCAGCGGCCTCCGAGAGCATGATGCTGTGAAGCGATGTGGCCGTGTCCACTACGAACCGCTCGTGCTTGGAGAGCCAAGTGCTGTTCACCAGCTTGTTCAGGTTCTTCGTGCTGAGGTCCTCGTCCACGGTGAAGCCCGTGGTGTCGATGCCGATGAGACCCTGGTCGGCGCTGAGGATCGCCGTCTTGCCCTTCTTGGCATCCTTGAGGGCCATCGTGGTCTTGCCCACCTTGGGCCGACCGTAGATCGTGTAGATGCTCATGCTGCCAGCCCCTCCTCTCGGGACAGGTGCCACCACTTGATGGACAGCGGACCGACCTCGGGGGCCAGCGTAACGACGCACGCTTCGCCCTTGCCTGCCCCACAATAGGAGCACTCGTTGTCGTGAGGCTTCTTCACTTCTTCTTTCCCTTCTTCTCCTGGTTCGGATAGTAGTCCAGCGGGTCACGCGTCTTGACGTAGCGCGTGCGCTGCTCGATCTCGCTGGTGCCGTGCATCAGGTCCGCCACGGTGAGGTCCTTATAGTTGCACATATAGCCCGAGCAGGCGTGCAGGTTCCGCTCGACGCAGTCGGGGTCGTCCCACCTGTAGTTCAGCAGGCGCTTCGCGCTGGTGCGGAACGACTTCCACTGGCGGGCTGCCTGGTCCTCGCTGAACACCAGACGGTCGCGGCGGAAGGTGTCGGTGTAGTCCCGGTGCTCCAGCTCCACCAGGAACTCCTCCACGTAGGCCCGCTCCTTGGGGTCCTCGATGGCCAGCAGGAACTTCCCCTTGATCTCTGTCGCGAGGTTGTTCTGCAGCAGCCACTCGCGATAGACCGGGAGCGTGGTTCCGCTGGGCTTGAGCGTCCTGCTCTGCAGCCCCTTGGTCGTCAGGCTGGGGGTCTTGATAGCGTTCGTGCGGCAGTAGTCGTAGATGAAGCCCTTGGGCTGCGGGATGCCGAGGGCGAGGTACTCGGGCGCTTCTTCGCAGGCCCAGAGGTAGGAATAGTGCTGGAAGGCAAGCTCCCGATAGCGCCAGTCGGGCAGTGTGGCGTGAGTCTTGTGGTCCCCGAGCCAGATGTCGCCTGCCTCGTCCTGCCACACGATATCGATGCGCCCCCGGTACAGCACCTTCCCGCCGAACAGGGGTCGCTCTACGGTCAGCTCAACGGCGATGGGGTTGAGCTTCTCTTTCCGGTAGATCCACTCGTAGCTGAGCATGATGTTATAGCACTCTTCGGCAAGGCCAGCCGTCTCCTCCTCGAAGGTGGTCTCCTCGGCCTTGCGGGTGAGCTCCTCGTGCAGCTTGCGCCAGTCGCCGCCCTTGCCCCGCTCCTCCAGCAGCGCGTGGACCCAAGTGCCACGGGTGAGAGGCTTCTTCTCGATGCGCGTTCGGAGGCCCAGGACGTATCCGTAGTACGTCTCACGGGGGCACTCAACGAACTTGCTCACCATGGACTGCGTGATAACCAGCTTGCCGTCATCAGTGACCGGCCATGCGCCACGGTAGCGCTCCGAGGGCTTCTGCCCAGTGCTCGGAAGCTGCTTCGCCTTAGAATTCCGCGAGGGGTTCACCGCCCCAGCAGCGCGAGATCGTGACGTCCGCCTTGAGGTAGAACTTTCTTGTGAGACCATCATCAGCCCTTTCCATTGTCTCTTTTACGATTCGACCGACCTTGCGTGCCGTCTTGTATGGGGCAGTCAGGCAGACGCTGTCGTGAACCGTGGTTATTAGCTTAGCCCCCAGTGCAGGCAGGCGCAAGTCCCTAGCCAGCCTGCCAAGACTGATCAACATGAAGTCGCTGCCGGTGCTCTGCACGGGCGAGTTGATCGCCTGGCGGAAGGCGTTCTCCTGAACCCAGTAGTCTTCGGCGTAGACCCGAGGCAGGTGCCTGAAGCGCCCGAACTCGTTGTGGACACCCCCGAACTCAATGGCCTCCTGGCGCTGCGCACGATACCAAGGCTGAAGCCCTGCGAACGTGGCGAAGAACTCCTCGCGGAAGGCCTCAGCCTCCTTGGGGGTAATCTTGACACCGTAGTTCTCGAACAGGTAATTCGCGAAGTGCTTGGAGTGCATCCCGTACAGGAACCCGAAGTTGACACCCTTCGCGAGTGAGCGATGCTCCTTCGTGATGTCGTCGCTGCGGACAAGGCGCTTCGCCATGTAGGTATGGATGTCCTCGCCCGTTTCGAACAGCCGAAGCATCTCGCGGTCACCTGACATCACAGCAGCCACACGAAGTTCAAGCTGGGAGAAGTCGCACTCGATCCACGCCTGCCCACGTTCGCCGAAGAGGTTTCGTGTGGCCCTGTCGCGAGGGATCTGCTGCGAGTTGAGGCCCGTCTTGTCACCGGGGTCGCTGCTGCTCAGCCTGCCCGTGACCGTGCCGGTGAGCTTGAAGCTGGTGCCGATCCGGCCGTCCGTGGTCCGGGTCTCAATGGGCACGAGGAAGCCGGTGAGCTGCTTATAGAGAGTACTGCGCTCGCTGAGCAGCCGTGCAGCCGGGTGATCTATCTTGGCCAGGTCTTCCTGAGAGAGGCCAGGGTTACCGTCGGGCCAGGTCTTGGTCGGCTTCGTGCGACGCGGGCAGAGCGCCCCCTGGTGTACGTAGAGCCACCACTTAGTCCAGTTCGTGGCTCCCCACTTGGGCTTCGTCTTCTGCAGCCAGTCGGGCCACTGCTCCTTCGGGGGGATGCTGGCATCCAGCTTCTGTTCAATCTCGTGGATGCGCTGCTCCACCTGCTCCTTCGTCTTGCTGACAAGCCCCAGCCGGACGGGCAGCTTATTGTCTTCCATCTGCCGGAGTGCAGGGCTGGCAGGCAGCATGACCTCGCGCATGACCCGAACGGGGTCTTCGTGGGGCTTGAGGTTCTTCCTGATGTGGCGACGCTGCCACTTCATCAGCTCACGCGTGATGTGGACGTCCTTGCCCGCGTAGATGCTGACGCGCTTCTTGGCTGCTGCTGGCAGCCTGCGCTCAGCCCACGTCTGCCCGAACTCGTCACCGAAGCTGGCGACGTCGTCTTCCGACCAGTCCTCATAGCCCAGCAGGCGCATCCCCAAGGGCTTCAGGCCGACAGGGTGGTTCTCGTCCAGCAGGTGCGCCATGAACATCGTGTCCCAGGTGATGCGCACCTTGGCACCGTGGGCCTCAAGCCAGCGGCAGTCGAAGGGGGAATTGTGGGCTACCCCCGAACGGATGCGGAGCCTGGCGAGCTCCTGGGCCGACTGGGGCCACCAGACCATGACATCGTCTCGGTCGTAGGGCGCGAAGGCCACACAGAGAACCTGGCCCTGAGCCACGTGGAGAGACGTGGTCTCGATGTCGAAGATGAGTGGAGCGGTTGACTGGGCGAGGTACGCCTTGACCTCGGGCCAGGAATCGCTGACGAGTAGTTGCATAGGTGGAACTCCTACTGGTGATGGGGCTGTGAAGTTGTGATGGTGGACCACCCAGGACTCGAACCTGGACCGAGGGTGCGCGATGCTTTTCCCCTCGCCGCTGCCCGTTGGGGTAGTGGCCCGATGGCTAACCCCCGACACCGAGTGAACAGGTGCCGGGGGTTAGTGTCAGCGCGTGGGACGCTTGCGTGCGGTCTTGGCCGGGGCTGCCTTGGCCGGAGCCTTCTTGGCTGCGGTCTTGGCCGGTGCCTTGGCCGGTGCCTTGGCAGCAGCGGTCTTCTTGGCCGGTGCCTTCGCCGGGGCGGGCTTCTCGGCCTTCTCGGCACGGGCAGCGCGCTCCAGGGTCCAGCCCGTGGGGAGCTCGTCGACGCCATCGATGGTCTGCGCGACCAGGTCGTCCAGGGTGCCGTCGTTGATCGCGTTGACGAAGGCGAAGTAGGCCAGCGCTCGCAGACCCTTGAGGCGGCTGCGCTTGACCGAGACGCCGAAGGTCTCGACGACCTGCTGGATGGCCTCCTCGATGGTGGCCTTGTGCGATGCCTCGACCTCGGTGCCCTCGAGCTCCTCGTCCAGGACTGCTGCGGTGTTCTTGCTGGCCATGATGTTCTCCTTGGTAGTTGGCCGGATGGGGGTCTTGCCGGGGCTTGCTTGCCCTGTAACCTCTACAGTAGCATCACCCAGGAGACACTCCAAGACCACCACTAGAAATTCTTTTGACGACTTTCTTCAGGTGGTCGTGGTCCTCCTGCAGCGTGGCCCAGACGTCCTCGTCAACGCTGCCCTTGCCTGCCAGGAACCAGACGGTCGGGCTGGCAGGCGACAGCTTGATGCGGTCGCTGGCCTGCTTGAACGTGACGTAGGAGAAGTCGCTGGTGTACCAGATCAGGTCGTTGGCTACCGAGATGTCCACGGCCATCGCCACGGTCCGGGGCTGCACCAGCAGCACGCGGGCATCGCGGTCGCGCTGGAAGTCCTCGATGACGTGGTTCTTGTTCTTGGTCTTGCCCGTGATGATCAGATGCCCGATGCCCTTCCGCGTGAGCCAGCGTTCCACCAGCCGGATCTCCCGGAGGTGAGTGCAGGCGATGATGATCTTGCCGTCGCAGCGCCTCACGATGTGGCCAAGCGCCCCCAGCCGAGCGCGTGCAGCTTCGGGGACTGCGAACTGCTGGCCCTCGTCGTCGGTCACCCAGCCAGCCACCAGCGTCCGCATCCGAAGCAGCCTCGTGAGAGGGTTCAGGGCTGCCACGTCGTGCCCCAGCATGCCCTCCACGACACCCTTCTTGAACAGAACCTTGTGCCACTGCATCACCTGGCGGGGCACGGGGTAGCGCACCTTCCGGATCGGGACAGGCTTGGAGTCCTCTCGGGTCATGGTGATCACGTGGGGCTGGATGTAGGCGTTCAGCTCGTACTGGTTACGTGGGCGAACCAGCTCGGGGAAGCCCTTCTTGGTTGTCCACTCGCCAAAGTGCTCCCGGAAGTCCCTGGCGCTTGCCCAGTGATCCCGGATGCCGGGGTCCAGGAACGTCCACTGGCCGTAGACTGCGTCGACCTGGCTGGGGTTCGTGACCGGGGTGCCAGTCATGAGAAGCCGGTAGTGCCAGAAGGCAGCCAGCGGCCGGATGTTCTTCCCCATGACGGTGTTCGGCTTCTTGATGGTGTGGCTCTCGTCCAGCAGCATCGCGCCTTGCCCGCCGGACAGGTCCGACATCTTCTTCAGGAACGGCCGGAGCCGCTTGAACGGTCCCTTGGTGAACTGCTCGTAGTTGACGAACATGATGTTGATCGCCTTGAGCTGGTGCTGCTGGGGGTAGTCGTTGCCAGCCGTCAGGGGGAAGAACCTGTAGTCCTTGCGCACCCACTTCGCGGCCTCGGTGCGCCAGGTGGCCTCGGCTACCTTGGGGCCGACCACGATGGCCACACGAGGGGCGACGTGCTCTATCCACCGGAGGGCTACTGCGGTCTTCCCGCTGCGGGGTTCGGCCCAGAGGGCAGCGAAGTGACGGCCAGGTTCAGTCAGCCGTTCCAACGCTACCCTCTGGGAATCACGGAGCTGCATCACACTCGCCCCGTTGCATGCCAGATGAAGACCGTGCGGATGTCCACCTGGTAGATGCGGGCCAGGGCTTCCATGTAGCGCCTGTTCGCCTGGATGGCGATTCGCTCCAGGACAAGGCGGAACTCCTTCTCCAGGTCCATTACAGGGTCACCTCCCACCAGCGCCAGGTGAACCGGATGATGTCCTGCTGGCGGTCGTCCTCCCTGGTCAGTGTGGCCTCCTCGGGCACGCCTGCACGGCTGGCCCTTGCCTGGATGTCCTGCTCCAGCTCGCCGCGAGACTCCACGAGCAGCAGCTTGGTCACCTCGTAGGCGTAGGACTTGACTTCAATCTGGGGGCGCTGCCCAGTGATGATCTTGGCCATGTCATGCCTCCAGGTGAGCCATGTCGTTCGCGATGATGCCTGCCAGGTTCGGGCGGAAGTAGTTCGGCCCCTTCTTGACACGGCCTTCGAAGATGCCGTCCGGGTCGTTCGGGCCAGCGATGATCGCCTTGCCGTCCTCGCCGAACTTGCTCATGTTGCTGCGGTGGACCTCGTCGAAGAGCACGCGGGCATCCAGGCCGGTCTCAACCATCAGGCCGAACACCACGTAGAGCAGGTCGACGCAAGCATCGGCCGTCTCCACCAGGTCGCCGACCGCCAGCGCGTCCTGAAGCTCCTGGAACTCTTCTTCGATGAGCTGTACCCGAAGGGGCACGCGCTCTTCGGGCAGCGGGGTCGCTACGGACAGCACGGGGAGATCCATGGCGCGCTGGAACTCCACGACGGCAGCCTGCATCGGGTTGATGCGAGTGGCGTCCTGCACGGCCGACAGCGCGTGCCCCTTGGCATACGTGCTGATGACCTCCCACTGCTCGCCCGTGAACACCTGCCCACCGAGCTCCACGGTGTAGTCCCGGCTGCGGGCCAGCACGTAGTCGCCGTCGCCGGTGCTGCCGACCGGCTGGTACTGGGCCTCGAACTGTTCTGCAGGGTACGGGGTGAAGGTGCCGTCGGGCAGCTTGGCGATGTAGTCGCCGGGGACTGCGGTGTGCTTGCCCAGCACGATCCACCAGCCGTCGCTGGACGACTGCACCTTGTTCCCCTGGCACCACTTGGCGATGTCGTCCACGCGGGCCACATCGAAGCGCTGAGCTTCCACGGTGCTGGTCTTGAGCTGGTATTCGGTCACGGTGTTCTCCTTGGTTGTGTTCACTGGGGGTTCCCCTTGCGCTCGCGGCGGACGAACCGCTGCTCCTTCTCGAACGCATCTGTCATGCGGTCTACCTCGTCCCAGTCGACAAGGCGGGGGTCGTTCTTGTCCTCGCTGCTGAACGGGCTGATGACGATCTGGACGGCTGCTGCGAAGCCGTGGGCTTCGTCCTTCAGCGAGGCCTTCACCTTGGGGTCATCTTCCTGATCCGCCAGCAGGGCGAGGTCGTTGTATGCGTTGTACAGCTTGCGGGTGATCTGGGCACCGACCACGTCACCGGCCTTGAGCACCGAGTTGAAGCGCACGCGCCGGTCCCGAACATGCCCGAAGGCGCTGGTCACCAGGAATCGGGCGATGCTCTCACTGTCCTCGTGCCCTGCATCCAGTGCCGACTCGATGGCTTCGGTGATCACATCGATGGTGGTTACGCGGCCTTCGCGCATCTTCTCCCGGTCGTCAATCACCGCGAAGATAATGCCCTGCCCGCCGAAGACCTGCTCGTACTGGTGGCAGTCGCAAGAGCACTTCGTGTCCTTGCACTTGAGATGGGAATCCTCGTTGCTGGGGTGCGCACAGAATCCCGACTTGGTCATGGGCTTCCGCCCGCCCTTGGTTGCCATCTTGTCCTCCTTGAACTTCTGGATGATGAGGCCCTCGTCCCAGTAGCGGTCAAGCTCCTGGAGTGCCTCGGCTCGTGTGGCCTTGGACAGCGCCTTGTCCTGCGACCTGGTGTGCAGCACCCCCACCTTGAACAGATGGTCCAGATGGGGGTGCTGGCGCGGGTCAGAGGCGGTTCTGCTCTTCATATCGCAGCAGCTCCAGCAGCGACTCGTCGTCGTTGACCAGGCGCTCGGCCACGGTGCCCCACTCGAAGACCGGGCTGCTGAAGTCCACCAGGCGCTGAGAGAAGCCCCCGCCATTCTCCAGGTCGTTGGTCACCTCCAGCACCGTCACCGTCTTGAACAGGGCGAAGTCCTGCGCGTGGTTGTACTCCACCAGGAACTGAGTCCAGTAGGCATAACCACGGGTCACCGAGGCGAGCTTGCCCTTGTCGTACAGCTCGTCTTTGATGCCCGCTGCCCGGTCGCGCTTGTGCAGCTTGACCACCAGGTGAGTGTCGGGCATGGCGAACACGGTGCGCACGCGGGCATCGTTCCACTCGTGGTCGGGCAGGGCCAGCCGGTAGATCATGTGAGTCAGCCAGTCGATGCGGTCGTACGTGATGGGCAGCTCCGGGGCTGCCAGGTGGTCGGCCTGCATCAGCGCGTGGACGTCCTTGGTCGCGTTGTAGATGGCCTCGCCGCTGGCTGCCAGGTTGTTCGCTGATGTGCTCTTGCCCGTCTTGTCCGGGCCTTCGAATGCGATGAACATAGTGCTCTCCTTGTGTTGATGGTTACTGCTGGAACTCGTCGCCGAGGGTGCGGACAGCCAGGTGCAGCCCGTTCATAGACTGCTGGTAGGCCACCTGGATGATCTGCAGCTCCGCGAGGTACTTGGCCACCAGGTCACCGAGCTGGATAGCCTTGCAGGGCCACTCGCCGCATCCGCGGGAACATGAGTGGATGTGGTCGGGGCAGCCCTCGTCGCATGGGCTGACGATGCCGTGGTTGTGACCGGGGTTGACGCACATGGAAATGACCTCGTGCGTGACAGCCAGGGCTAGGAGCCGCTGGGCCTCTTCGATGAGTTCTTCTTCAGCCATGATGTTCTCTCTGTGAGTGGGGGTGCCTGTCAGCCTAGCAGCAGGCACCCCCTGTCCGCTACTTGCGGTGGAAGAAGCCCCAGCCCCAGCGAGCGCCAGCCTGGAACGCCTTGGTCATCTCCTCGCCGAACACGATCTCGTCCTTGAACATATCGGTCGCGACGACCTTGGCTTCAGCGGAGTAGGTCTCCAGCGTGGGGGCCGACTTCTTGCCGGTGACCCCAGGGCGGAACCACTTGCGGATCCCGCGTGCCATGCCGACCAGCGTGGCGAACACGAGGATGGCAGCACCGAACACGGCCAGCGCCAGGAAGACCCAGCCCAGCACGGTGAAGAGGATGTCCCAGGGGTTCACAGCTCTCCCTCCAGACCGGGCAGCGTGGCCTCGCCGGTGCCAGCAGGCTCGTTCGCGTGAGGGTCCGTGGCTGCACGCTTGGCCCACACCTTGCGCATCTCGGCCTCCTGGGCGTCGTAGATGCGGTCGGCCCACTTGTCCAGCAGGTCGAAGTGACGGGGGTAGACGTGCAGGTTCGCCACCTGGAAGGTGATGTGGCCCCGCTTGACCTCGGGGTAGGCCAGGCTCAGCGCCCCGAGAAGCTGGTCCATCAGGTCGTCCCACATGGACCAGTCTGCCCGGTAGCCCCAGACCGCATCCATGGAACGCATCTGCGCGATGATGTGCAGCTTGTCCTCGTGGTCGATCATGAAGTTGAGCGCGTTCGTGCAGATGAAGTCCTTGCGACCGTTCTTGGTTGCCAGGTTGTGGATGTCGCGGTCCGTGATGATGGCGACCGCGTGGCGAGTGCCCTTGCCCTCCATCATGAACGTGTCCACGACACGGTTGAAGAGCGTCGGCTGCGGGGGCAGCTCCTCGCCCTGCCCGAACAGGATGTGGCCGTAGGCGCTGTTCACCTTGCCGTCCCAGCCAGCGCACGCCTGGAACGCCTGGGGCACGGGGTCCTCCATGTCGGCGAGGGAGTTGCTGCCAGTGTTGAACCAGGCCAGCTCACGCCGGACCCAGTCCTCGTTCCGCGTGCCGATCATGGAAGGCTTGTCTGCGATCCACGACACGTTGAGCAGCACCTTGTTCCCGGTGCGGGGATCGATGGGCGCGTCCTTGAGTGCCAGCGCTACATCATCAGAATCGTACTGAATCATTGTGTTCTCCTTGCTATGGGGCGCGGCTGCTGCCGCTTATGGTTAGCCTACAGGGTGATCACCCTGCGAGGCAAGGGGCGGGCCACACCAGGCAGCCCGCCCCAGGGCTTAGGTGACAGGCTCCAGACGGTGCAGGCCCGTCCAGGTGGCCGAGATGCTGGGGTGCTGGCGGCTGCCCTCGTCCCAGATGACGCGGATGTCGTTGTACTCCACGCGCTTGACGGTGCCGGTGCGCTCGGTGCCAGTGAGCCGAACGCGGCCTCCCTGGACGATGCCCTTGGCCTCGGCGGCTGCGGTGATGGCTGCGATCTTGGCCTTCATGCTGCTGTTCATGGTGTGGAACCTTTCTGGATTACTTGACGAGGGCGAGGGCGGAGGCCGCTGCTGCCTGGCGGACGGCGAAGGTGCCGGTGTACATGACGTCGGCCAGGTGGCCGAGCTTGGTTGCCACCTGGGCGGTGACGGCCTTGAGCTCAACTGCGTCGTTGAGCAGGCGGTGGATGACCCGGCTGTCCTGGTCGGTGATTGCGCTGGTGAGAAGCTGCTTGATGTCCATGTGAATACCTTAGCACGGAATTGATCAACTGTCCTAGACCGGCCTGGAGCGCTTCTTGCGCTTCTGCTGGACCTTCTTGTGCTCAGCGTAGTGCCTGCGGGCATCGTTGTAGACGGGGGAGTTATCAATGCGATCCACCAGTCTGTCAGCGTTGGCCTTCTTAGCCAGCTCTTGGAGGCGCTTGCGTTCTTCCAAGATCTCATCCCGGCGAACCTGCTCAGGGGTCCTGGCTGCCAGCCTAGCCCGCTCCTTCTTCTTTGAAGTGTTGCTGTTGGGATCCGGGGGCTGGTCTCTCCACAGCTTCTTACGAGCGGTCTTGCTCATCGGCTGAGGCGATGCCGCTTCCTCCTCGGGGGTGAGCTTCACCAGGCCGTCAAGCATCTTCAGGAGCTCTGAGTCTTCCATGGTGTGGAACCTTTCGTTGTGGGGCTTGCTGACATGATCAGCTTAGCACGCGATTGAGATGTCCTCCAAGACCGTGATGGAAGGGATGCAGCCGTCGTCCCGCCTGGCGTCCACGAACCCTTCGCGGGGCTGGGGGTTGCTCCGGAATGTGTTGGGGACGGGCTCCGGTGTGGCCGTGAACGGCCAAGACCCCCAGAGAAGGCTATCCAGGTACGCTTCCCAGCTCATGCCGTGATCCCCCGCCCCTGGCTCACTGCCTGGCCCCCGGTGTTCGCCTGCTGGCCAGCCTGGAAGCCGTCGGCCGCTGCGAAGCCGCTGCCCTTCCGGCGGCTGGCCCGAGCCTTGCCCTTGGCCATGCCGTCGAAGAACTCCTGCACCTTGGCCTCACGGCTGACGAGCACCAGCTCGGTCCCGGTGCTGGACTCCTGGACCACCTTGGCACGGCTGTCGGCGATGCGGCGACCTGCCCCGTTGCCGAAGCCCATCACGAAGCTCCGGCGAGCTGCCTTCTGGTCGTAGCTGCCCATGCCCCGGAACGTGCCAGCGTTCTCGGACCACCAGGCACGGACGGCGACAGCCGACTGCACCTGGAGCGACAGGATGAGGGTCTCGGCCTGCTGCACGTCGCTCTCGTAGCCGATGATGTAGAGCGCCACGCTGCGGTCAGGGTTCCGGGCCTGCAGGACGCGGAGGCTGCCCAGACCACGGGCGACCGCTGCACCGAGGTTGATCATCTCCCGACGGTAAGTTCCGGTGAAGGTCATCCGGTGCTGGATGATCTGCTCGGTAGCCTGCCCAGCCTTGGCACGCTTGGCATCGATCCGGGCCTGGTCGATTCCGTACTTGATCATCAGGCGCTCAGCGTGCTCCGTGAGGGCCTCGGCCTCGGCCGGAGTGGTGCTCTCGGCCTTGGCGAGGAGCTGGGCGATGAGTTCGAGCTTCTTGTCAGACATGGTGTGGAACCTTTCGGAAGGGGCTTACTTGGAAGAGATGTCGACGAACCAGCGACCGCGAGAGATGCGCTCGATGTGGATGTGGATCGGGCCTCCCTGCGCCTTGGCGAAGCGCACCGCGTCCCGCTCGTTGGTGAACTCGTAGGTCTGGGCGAGGGGCTTGAGGGGCTGGCTGCTGTTCATATGACTACTATACCCCCGATGGATCAATCCTCCAAGACGAACTGAGAAGGAATCTTGACCCGGTACTTGCCCTTCCGCTGGTACGGCTGCTTCCCGACCCTGCCCTGGTTCTTGAACCTGGCGTACTTGCTGAACTCGCAGAACACGTTCTGGATGTCCATCCAGGAAGCGGGCCTGCCGTTGCTGCGGGGCAGCGGGGGCAGCTTGTCCACCGGGAAGGTGCTGATCACGTGCTGCGCTTCGGCGGGGCTGGCGCTGGTCTTGCCCAGCAGGAACCCGACACCCTTGCGGCTGCCAGGGCCAGCGAGAACGAAGGTGTTCTCCTGGTCAGGCTCGCCCTCGCAGTAGCCCATGTCCGTCGCGATCTGCATCGCCAGGAAGGGTCCAAGTCCGGGCGTCTTCTGCAGCAGCGCGACTCGTGTGGCCAGCTTGCCTTCGTCGGCCACACGAGCAAGGTGGTCGGCTGCACCAGGGAACATCTCCTGCATCTTGGGCACGGTGCCCCGGCTGTCGCCAGGCTTGATGAGGATAATGTAAGCCCCGTTCAGGAAGGCACCAGGGCGGGCCTCAACGACAGGCTGGATGACGTCGTCGTACCAGGCCGGGTCGGTGATCTGCTCGAAGTCCGGCACGAAGCCCTCGTTCGCTGCGATGATGGCATCCATCGTGTCGGGGCGGTTCACCTGTCGGTAGAAGTAGGACAAGGCCACACGATCACGCGGGTCCTCGTAGACGTTCATCAGGCGGAGAAGGTACTGGCTGCCCCGGTCAAGCACGCGGAACACGTTCGTGAACTTCTGCGTCTGCACGATCGGGTCTGTAACCTCGCGCCCAAGGTAGGCCCGATGCCGCTGTCGGGCGAAGCGGATCACGTCGTTGATGGTGTAGTCAGGCATCGTACAGCAGTCCTTCCAGGATGTCGACCAGGTCGTCCGTCTGGCCGGGGATGTCGTTGTGCAGCTCCAGGGTCTCAATGCCCTGGTCGATGCTCCAGTTGACCAGGTTGTCCACCTGGGTGATCTTGCCCTTGCGCCAGTTCTCCTTCTGGTACTCGCTGCCGATCTCGTCGGCGCGTGCCCTTGCCCGTTCCTCGCTGTCGGCCGCTGAGACCACCAGCAGCGTCAGGCGAGTGTGCTCAGCAGCTACCGTCATGAACTTGGGGTGCGCCAGCAGCGCGCCCTCCAGCAGGATCCACCTGTTCTGGCGCTTGGTCGGCATCGGTGCTCCGTCCGCAAGCCAGTCGCGGGCCATCGCCTGAGTGTCTCGCTGCATCCCGTCTACGCCAGGGAATGCCGTCCCAACTCGGCCAAGGGTAACCCCGTCGTTCCCGAGCAGCACTCCGCGAAGGTGCCTTGTCCGCTCTACGCCACGAACCTGAGCCTGCTCGCTGCGCAAGACCGCCTCCTCGTGTGGCCCGTGCCTGTCCGTCACGCCTGAGAAGAGGGTGCTCTTCCCCGCGCCAGGGTAGCCGATCACATACACCAGGCGCTTCATTTCCGCACCTTGCGCTTCGTCGGCTTGGCACCGTCCGCGTCGACGGCCTTCTGCAGCAGCGTGACCACCTTGTCGAAGTCGTCCTGCTCGAGCGCCTTCTGCGCCTTCTCCAGAGCGGGCAGCGCTACCTCGCATATCCGGATCTGTGTGTCCGTGCTCTCGTTCTTCCCAGCGTACTTCAACTGACGCTTGTGCTGGTAGTACTCCGTCACGCGCATGGACTCCAGCGCCTCGGTCAGCATGTCATAGCTCGCCTGCTGCATCTCACCGATCATGCTGCACTCCTTCAGCAGCTCGATCATCAGCCGTGCGGTGATCCGCCTGTCGTTGTTCATGTGTTCTCCTTGTGGGGGCTTGCCTACCGGGCCAGCTTAGCACGGCACCCCTAACTATATATAGCGCGCGCTATCTGTAAACTGGAAACACACCCATAACCCCCGTGCTCGTCAGAGCTGAGGGGGTGGTTTATACAGAGCCGAACGCTGCACGCAAGGACCCGATCCACCTTCGGTAGCTGCTCACAGCACTGGGCGCTCGGTTCGCGCCTGAGGCGCTCTCGCGCCCAGCGACGCAGTCTGTTACGGATCGCCCGTCGGTCTTGCGCTGGCGTCGGCGGAGGGGCTAAGGTTGGGGCATGGAGAACACAAGGCTGAAGCTCACAGGGACAACGTGGTCGGAACTGCTGGGCGCTGTCACTCCCACTGTCATCATCGTTCCAGGAGGCGAGCGCTTCCGCTGGGATGAGAGTGTGGGGTCGTACTGCTCGGAGTCGTCTGGCGCTGGGCTGTACATCGAGCCGTCAGATGCCGACGGCACAATCACGCCGGACTCGTACTACGAGCTTCCGGTCATCGAGGAGGAGAACAATGGCTGACAAGGCTCAAACGGAAGTGCTGCCCGTGGTGGACAGGGGCGATGGCGTGGTTCCGGTGCTGCATCTCAGGGTGTCGGCGTCGTGGCGCGTGGTCGACAAGGACTGGGCGGAACTGTCAATGCGGGCCAAGGTGCTCGGTCGGTGGATGCGGCTCACGCATGCGGACCATCCTCTTCTTGTGGCCAGGCGGTTCAGCGGGGAAGGCAAGCGGGAAGTTCCGGAGCTGTCGGCCATCGCTGGGCTGAAGGCTGTTCTCGGGGCTGGTGGCGCTCATGTGTTCCAGCTCACCGGGTCGGAGGCCCGCGTGGGGGACGGGGTCACGGAATGGCGCTACTGGGCTTGGCTCGGTGCTAAGATGACCGTCGCTGTACGGACCCAGGCAGACGGCACCGTCAAGTTCGTCGGGCTGGCATAGCGGTCGCCACGCGGGTCGGCCTCTGTCTTGCAGGGGTCGGCTGGCGTGGGCTAAGCTGGGGGC